CAGCGGCCTGATGTGCCGCGTTCTAAGTTTATTGGGTCGTTTACTCGAAAGACGACTTTCAATGCGGGTTTGCTTATTCCGTTTCTGGTTGATGAGGTGTTGCCGGGCGATCATTTGAAGTATGATTGTACGGCCTATGTGCGTATGGCGACGCCGTATTTTCCGATGATGGATAATCAGCGGATTGATACGCACTTTTTCTTTGTTCCGAATCGTCTTGTTTGGACGAATTGGCGTCGGTTTATGGGCTAGCAGGCAACGCCTGCGCAGTCCATTGATTTGACGGCTCCTACCGTTGCTATTTATAACGATCCGCTGACTGTTGGTTCAGTGGCGGATTATTTTGGTCTGCCTATTGGTACTCAACTTACTGGAAATCAGTTTGTTAATGCGCTGCCGTTCCGCGCTTACAATTTGATTTATAATGAGTGGTTCCGTGATGAGAATTTGGTGAATTCGGTGTATACCAACACTGGTGATGGTAGTGTTGGTTTTGGTGCGTATCCGGTGCTTCGTCGTGCGAAGTCACAGGATTATTTTACGAGTGCGCTACCGTGGCCCCAGAAGTTCACGGCGCCGTCGATTCAGTCGGCGGTGAGTGGACTTGGTATTGCTAGTGCCGATCTGAATGTTGGCACTGGGCCTATTGCGTCTGTTGTGGATACGTTTTCGCAGCCGAATAGTACTTCGTACGCGAATGCGTACAATATGACGCCTCCGTATTGGATGAAGGCGACGGCTGCTGGGTATCCACAGGTGTATGCGGAGGCCAGTGTTAATTCGTTTCGGCAGGCGTTTCTTGTGCAGCAGCTGCTGGAGCGAGATGCTCGTGGGGGCACTCGGTATACGGAAATTGTTCGATCGCATTTCGGTGTTATTTCGCCTGATGCTCGTCAGCAGCGTCCTGAGTATATCGGCGGCGGTACCTCTGCGCTGAATATTACGCCGGTGGCGCAGACGACTGGCGGTGCTGGTACGGTCGGTGTTCTTGGTGCGGCGGCGACCAGTGTCGGAAAGCATATGGCGTCGTATGCGTCCACTGAGCATGGCTATGTGATCGGTCTGATTTCGGTCAGATCTGAGCTTTCGTATGGTCAGGGTGTTCCGCGGACTTTTTCGCGGCAGACTCGGTATGATTTTTACTGGCCGTCTCTTGCCGGCCTCGGTGAGCAAGCGATTCTTCGCAAGGAGATTTTTGCCACTGGTAATCCGGCGTCTGACGATGTGGTGTTTGGTTATCAGGAGCGTTGGCATGAATACCGGACTCGGTATTCAGAGGTAACGGGTCGTTTCCGGACGTATGTCCCGGGGACGTTGTCTGCGTGGCACCTCGCGCAGAATTTTGTGAGTGCGCCGGTTCTTGGACAGACGTTTATCGAGGATAGTCCGCCGATGGCTCGTGTACTTGCTGCTGGCGGAGAGGCTGCTGCTCAGCATATTGAGTATTTGGCTGATATTCTTATCCAGCGTGAGGCGGTTCGTCCGCTGCCGATGTTTGGTACGCCAGTGACGCTGGGTCGGTTTTAATGCCTATTGATCCTGTTATCGGTTCTTTGATTTCGGGTGTTCTTTCGACTGCTGGCGGTTTGTTTACGAACCGCCAGCAGGTTCGAGAGGCTCGTCGTCAAGAGGCTTTTCAGGAGCGTATGAGTAATACAGCCGCGCAGCGTGCGGTAAAGGATTATGAAGCTGCGGGTTTGAATCCTGCGTTGGCGTATGAGCGTGGAGCGTCGTCTCCTGGTGGCGCTTCGGCGGTTATTGGTAATGTTTTAGAGCAGGGTATTAGTTCGGCAAGGGCTGCGCGTTTGCAGTCCGAGACGCTTCGCAATATGCAGCAGCAGAATACGCTGATGCAGAGTCAGAAGGCAGAGGTTATGGCGCGAAAGGGTGAGGCCGAGGCTCGTACGCGTTATATAATTGAGCAGGAGCAGACTGAGAGGCAGCGGCGTAATTTTGAGGCCGCTGTTCAGCCGAGTCGTGCAGCGATGGCTGCGCTTGAGGTGTTATATCAGCGGAGTATTAATGCGTCGGCTGATGTGCAGGCGAAGTATGATCAGAAGTTCGGTATGATTGATAGAGGATTCGGTACGGCCGGTAAATTGATGTCTGGTGTTTTGGGTGGTGTAACTTCAGGTGTATCTGGTGCGGTGCAACAGATGCTTCGTAAACCCACAGTTATTAACAGGTATCGGTAATGCCGTTTTTATTTGATGAGATGCGTGAGATTGCCGTGAAGTCTTTGGATATTGGTATTAGTTTTGATATTTCTGAGGATATGACACGGCAGGAGTTTAAGCAGGAGTGTGATGTAAATCACATTTTGGCGCAGCATGGATATGTTGCTCGTCCGGTTGTGTATGGGGAACATAATTTTGATGAGGATCTGACTGCGAAGATGCAGTCTAGGTCCGTTTTTCAGGCGTGGTACGATTCCGCGCCGCTTGATGTTCGTGAGATGTATCCCGATTTGGGGTCTTTTTTGGCCGCAGTTGGCTCAGGAGCCATTAATACGGGTACAGAAGTAGCTGAGGAACCCTCAGCTACTTCTGACCCGTCAGCAAGCCCGCCAGCGGCGGGCGCGCTAGGTTAGCACGTATACTATACTTGATAAATACGTGCTAACTGACAGCTTTTCACTTTTAACCCAGAGGGTACGGCGATGCGACGGATGGGAGCAGGTAAGGGTCGGTCCGCGAAGCGGTTTAAGGCCCGTGCAGGAAAGACGATGGCGCTCAATCTTCGGAATCCGCTGCGAGGCGGTTGGAGGCTGTAAACGTGGCTTGCCACCATCCGTTTCGGATGTGGCGACATAACGGCAAGGTTACGCTACGGAGGCCTGAGTCTGATGATCGCGAAGCGATGGATATGCCGTGTGGTGGCTGTCTTGGGTGCCGTATGGACCGTGCTAGGTCGTGGGCTATTCGTAATCGTCTGGAGTTGGCGAATCATGCGAAAGCGTGTTGGACAACCCTCACGTATTCAGATGAGAATTTGCCCGCGAATCGGTCCATTCGGCGAGATCATCTCTCCGGCTACATTAAGCGTTTACGAGCGCGTTTGTCGTCTGAGAAAATCAGATTTTTTGGTTGCGGAGAGTATGGCGAGCGTGGTGGGAGGCCTCACTACCACGCGATTTTGT